CCACGCTTCAATTCCCCCCGCAGGAAAAGTATGAAGGTGCAACGCCCCCCGAGTCACCAGGGTATTTAGATCCTAAATTTGAAAACAATTCACCTGCGCAGCGTATGGGCCTCTAGTTCTAAGAGGAACCGGAACCTTGATCTTGTGCGGAGTGTGAAAGTTTTCAGGCGGAATGATTAGGAGTTGCCTTTCCAGACTGGTTTCCCTAACATAGTTAGAGTGAAACTCAGTCCAGCATGCGGGGATGTTGGTGAACCAATTAGGTATTTCAACGAGGTCACCAGCCTCATCAAAATAGCGTTCGTAACGTAGCTGTGTTTGAATATCAACACCATAGAGTTGTTCCATTAACAGTCTAGAAGCCATTCCCGGTTCCTCGTTAAGGACCGGAAGTCCTGCGTCAAGAGCCATCTGCAACTGCTCTGCCTTGTACAGATCTAGATACTCAAGGGCTTTCCTCGCGTCGTGTGAACGAGTAACGCGAAGTAGCCACCGAGCACAAGCTGACAATATCGGACAAGCAGGGTACTGATAACCCATTGACCAGGCTTTTGCTCTCAATAATGACTTGTGCACTGTTTCTCTGGCATTAATATATCTAACGGGGAGCCACCCTACGTTAGCAAGTACGTATCTGGGGTCTGTCATCACTTTTTCATCCTCATCTGCGAAAACCTGCCCACAAAAACTTGTGGTCTCAAGTGTATCATGATACTCAATCTTGACGTCGAAGCCCATAGACTTGTAAAACTCTTGGGTGGGAGCGTGATATGACCATCCGGCCAAAGAATCATCTCCTTCCACCACAATAACCAAGTTTTGGTTTGTTAGCCAAGCATAGTACTCATGTATCGCAATATTGGTGATGCCGTTGAATAAGGAGGTGGTGATTTCCCCTGAAGCTCTAGAGGAATCATCCATTTTAACCGTAAACTTCTTATTCTTCAGTTTGAAAGTATCTGGAACCAACCAGCGCTCAAAATTCTCGATCCACTTTTTGTCCTTGTAGTACTTTAACATGTGTCTGAGGAAGACCATTTCGATCTTACCCTTCAGTTCTTTTGTAAAAGAACATTCAAATG